GATGGCGACGATCATCGGTGGCGAGACCACGAACGTGAACGTCTTCGCCACCGCCACCAGGCTCGTGATGCCGGCGATCGCGATCCCGCCGACCTTTGCCGCGGCGGCGCCTGCGATGATGAGCGGCCCGATGGCCGCCGCCGCCGCGCCCGCGACGATGATCATGCGCTGGGTCGCCGGACTCAACTCGCCGAACTTCTCCGCGAGCGTGCCCACCACCGAGATCGCGCGACGGATCGTGGGCTCGAACGCGTCGAACGCGGCTATGAGCGACGTGCCGATGGGCTGAAGGGTGACCAAGGCCTCGACGCCCATGGCCTTTAGCCGCTCCGTGAACTTCCCCGCGGGGTCCGCGGCCTTGATCGCCGCGGCCGCGAACGCCGCCAGCGGGAGCGTGACGTTCTTGGCGAGGTCCTTGCCGACGCGCTCAAAGGCCCGCGCGCCGTTGGTCATCTGGTCGAAGGACTTTGCGGCGCGCTCGCTTAGCCGCTGCATCTGCTTGTTGAGGGCGGCCAGTTCCTTGTCCGCATTCTTGAGCGACCGGCTCAACGTCGCTAGGTTGGCGGTGATATCGATCCGCACCGCGCCGATTGCTTCCGTCGCCATCGCTCACCTCCCAAGCAGGACCGCGCGGACTCTGGCCTCGACCTCTTCGTCGGTCGGCGGCGGCGGCCGGCGGATGCTGTGGTAGAAGTCCGCCGGCTCACACCGACTCTTGCCGCCGCTCTTCATGAGTGCGATCGCACTGAGGGCTACGCCGGCGCGGAAGTCCAGCCGCTCCTCACGATCTCGCCACGCGTCCACCAGGTGACCCACGTCGATCGGGCGCATGCCCATGAGTTCATGCGCTGGCATGTGGAGTTCCACGCGCGCCCAGGCGATCAGCTCCCGGACGCCCCGGTAGGGCGCGGCTTCACCTGATCCTCGTCCTCGCGGTCATCGCGCGCACCCATGACCTGCCCCACGGCCTGGCTGAGTGCCGAGGCGAGGCTCATGAACGCCGTCCCGAGCCCGGCCATCGGAACTTCGTCCACGGGCATCGGCACGCAGGCAGCGACCAGGGCGCGCATCCTCGACGCGGGCACCTGCTTGAAGCGCGCGCCGCTCTGCTCCTGCGTCGGCTCGCGAACCGGTTCGCCCTTCTCGTCGCGCACCGCGAGCTGATCGAGGTGCTGCTCGGCCAGGACCATGAGCGGCACGCCAGCGGCCTCCTCGATCCGCAGGAGGTGCTGCAGGTCAAAGGTGATGGTGTAGGCCCGACCGCCCAGGGTGAAGGCGGCGGTGGGAACCGCCGGAGTGACGGTGGGCGCGGAGGCGGCCGCGGGCGCGACGTCGGTTGTGCTCATGAGTTGGGCTCTTCCACGGGCTTGCCGGTGATGGACAGGGTGACGCTGCGGACCATCTTGCCCTTGACGGGAAAGCTCGGCCCGATGCTGGTGACGTACGCCTTGAACGCGATCCGCGTGCCGCCCGACGGGAACACCAGTCGGAAGTTGCGGAGCGCGCTCTCGTTGAGGTCGTCGAAGAGCGGGCTCTGCGTGATCTCGCCCTCGATCAAGTGCATGTCGAAGGTCACGTCGCCGGCCTCTCGGATCGTCGGGATCTTCTCGACGTACCCGTTGGGGCTCTCCATGTGCGTCGCGTCTTCGGTCTGGAGCCGAAGCTCCGGGCCGCTGACGTCGCCGATCTCCGCGATCGCCACGAAGGTCTCGGTCGGGGAGGCGCCGTCGCCGCGGTAGATCCTCGTGCCGAAGCCGGTCTTCGCTCTCGTCGCCGCCATGGTGCACCTCCGGGCCTGCTGGATCACGCCGCGGTCCAGGCGGCGATCACTCCTCGTTGAACCAGATCTCGTACTGGGTGGCTACCCAGTGCACGCGGACGCCGTCGTCCTCGTCGTAGAAGTTTGTGTCGCTGTCGATGAAGAAGCACGCGTCCACCAGCACGCCATCGGGTTGGCTCGGCATTCTCCCCTTGTACCCGCTCAAGGCAAGTCGAAGGGCATCGAACACGCGCGAGGCTTCGGCTAGCGTCGTGCCATAGCACTCGAACTGGTACGTCGGGTGCTTCGTCGACGGGCCGTCGTGGCTCATCTCCTCGTCGTCGCCGGTGCGCCGGTACACCACCGCGGGGTACTGGGGCCTCTGGGGCAGCTCCGCGGGGTAGACGCGATCGCCGACCAGGTTGGCTAGGACGACTCGCAGGTGTGCCGTGAGTGCTTCGTCGAGGGTCATGTGCGCCTCTTGCCCTTCGCGTCGGACTTGGCTTTACGCACGGCCGTCGGGAGCCTCTTGCGGAACACGTCCAGCGACGCGGCGAGCGCGGCCTGCTTGGACTGATCGAAGCCGTCCTGGAACATCCGCCGAGGCTTCGCCCCGGGGTGCATGCCAGGACGGTTGCGGGGAGTCAGGGCGCCGCCAGACTTCCCCACCGGGCCCTTGGACTTGGACCGCTTCTTGCTCTTGCCCACCTTGTGGGGTTTGGTGCCGAACTCGACCAGGTGCGCGTACGCGCGCGGGTTGTTGCCCTTGCGCTTCTTGACGATGACCTCGCCTCGGTAGGACTCTGGGAAGTCCCGCGACTTGCCCTTGATGACCCGAGTCTGAGGGATGATCGATCGCCGGAGCAGCTGCCCTTTCCTCGCCGGCGTCTTCGCGGCAATCGCCTGCGCCATGACCTTGGCCCCAGCCCTCAGTGCCGAGCGGGTGATCGACACCTGGATCGCCATGGGCAGTCGCAGCAGCGCACGCCGCACCTCGTCCATGCCGATGACCTGGACTTCCTTGGTGACGCGCACGCTCAACCTCCCGGAGTCTCGAAGCCCGATCCAACCTCGCGGCACACCGCGGTGATCACCAGCGACACGCGACGGTCGGGCGATGCGATATCGAGGATGTCCCACGCCCTGCCGTCGTACTTGATGCGCATCTGCGGCGTCATGCCCGCGCGGTACCGGATCGTGAACTTTGCGACCTGCGACGCCGTCCTCTGGGTTGCCTCAAAGGACTCGCCGCCGCTCTGCGGCTCGAACCGAGCGAAGCACTTTGCCCACACGCCCCATGTCGAGATGGTCTCGCCGATGGAGTTGCGAGACGTGCCCCTGCTCTCGATGAGGATCGGCCTGTCCAGTTGACCGGCTTTCATTGCGACAACTACCTCCCGGACAGGATCGCGGTCGCTGTGGTGCCGGTGGCCAGGACGCGCCGGAACCGACCGGGGAGAAGCGTGCCGGCGGCGACCGAGTTGAAGGTGACCGGCGCCTGCGAGCCCAGCGGAATGACGACGACGTTGCCCGCGCCACCGATCCAGAGGCACCGCGAGGGAATCACGTCGTAGTGGTCGTTGGGCGTGACCGAACTCCACACCGCCGGCGGAGAGTCAATGCCCGGGATCGAACCCGCGAAGATGTCCTGCGTCTGGACGTACGCGTTGTTGACCGCGCGCATGAACGACTCGTGGCCGTCGGCGGCTTCGATGAGGTGCCCGGCTTGCGTGAGGTGGTTTGCGTCGGATCCGCCGCCCTGGTAGTACGCGGAGATCTCAGAGTGCGGGAACAGCACCGAGTCATCGATAAAGATCGCGCGATCGTTCGCCTGCGCAACCGCGCGCGCGGCCCTGCGGAACGCCGCCTGGCTCGCGTCACCGACGTCCGCGACGTGGGAAGGCCGGATCCGGAAGTAGATCTGGTGCTTCTCCCATCCGCCCTGCATGGCGCGTTCGGCCAGCAGGTTCATCAGCGCAACGAGGTTCGCGGCATAGCCATCCTCGGTGTTGCTCAAAGCGGTCGATCCGTGAGCGACGACAGCGTCGTTGCGATCGTTGAGCCCGCTCCGGATGTTGAACTCCAGCACCGGGTTTGCGCCGCCGATGGTCAACAGCGCTGAGAAGTAGGCCGTGAGCCATGGCTGACCCAGCGAAACAAGGACGTTGTAGTACTGGCGCAGGCCGTTGCCGCCGAAGTTCACCAGGCTGTCGTAGGTGAAGCCTCTGGCCTGGTTGGTGCGTTCCATCGCCATGAACAGCATCGCCATCGGCGCAATGGGAAGTCCGCTGCTGAGGGTGTAGGAGAGCAACCCAAGCCCGAGCCCTGCGCGCGCGGCATCCGCGGCCAGGTCCAGCGTCGCGCGCTGAACGCTCGTGGGGCCGGCGTTCTGGTTGATGGTCCTGGTGCCGTAGGTCGTGAAGGGCGACGAGTTCCGGCGGATCGCGAACGACCACGACGCGCCCATCGCCGGTGACTGCACATACCAGACGTGCCCCCGGATGGCTTCCTGTGCGGGAAGCACCCCGCTCTCCAGGCCTCGCGCCGTGCTGTTGTTCTGGTTGGCGGTCCAGAGCATGCCGTGCTTGAAGAACCCAGCCGGGTTGACGAGGAACGGCTGCACGTCGGCGGGAGCCCCCGAGTATGCCGCGCTCGCGGTCGCGCCGAAGATGGTGCCTAGGCCCATACCGGAGCCCGCGCCGCCGTTGTTGGCGACCGTGTCCAGATGAGTGGAGGTCATGGGCACGCCAGCGTTCACCAGCGCCTGCGCCTCGCCGTAGTCGTAGCCGTGCCCGCTGTGGATCTGGTTGCTGTCGCCGAGGCCAACGCGAACTACGCGACCGTCCTCGATGCCAGCGTAACGCCTCCAGATCGGGATGTGGCGTGATGCGAAGTGGATGGCGTCGGTGGTCGCGGGCATGGTGGCTCCAATTCTCAGACAATGGCCATGTGACGGAACGGCCACAAGAGCGACTCGGCACTCCGTGGCAACGCGGTGGCGATGGTGCCGGTGACCACATCCTCGCGGTTGGCGAAGAAGTGCCCGACGGTCATCAGGATCGCCTGACGGATCGCATCGGGAATCGCGGCCGGACTTGCGTAGCCGGCGACGTAGTCGATGGTGACGGACGTGCGGTACGTGACGGTGGACGGCCACGACTTGTTCGGGAGCAGCACCACAGCATTCGCGTGCTGATCGAACTCGTAGATCCGACCATCGTCGATGTTCAGGATTGTCGCCCACAGTCCGCCGGCGATCCCAAGGTAACTGATTGCCGTGATGGCCTGCACCGGTGGTCGTGGAAGTTCGATCGCGCCGACCGGGAACTCGCGAAGCGCGAGCCTCAGCGTCTGTGTGCACAGTGATCGACGAAGGAACTGCTCAGCCGCGGATGTGGCCGCCTTGATCATCGCGGCGACCGTTGCGTCGTCGTCCGGGTGATCGACTCGCAGGTGCGCTTTAGCTTCGTCCAGGCTTACGGGCGTCTGCGTCGGTGCCACGAGGGTCTCAACTAGCAACACGACGTGCCTCCTGACTCAAAGCCCGGCGGCGGGATTGCCTGGACCGACCTTCACCCGCTAGCAGGCATGCGGGCTCAGTTCGTTTCCCGCCGCCGGGACCGCCGGCAACGCGCCGGCAGAGTGCCTTCATCAGGCCTTCTTGCCCTGCTTGCCCCGGCCCGCAGAGCCAGCAGACGACGCCGCGGGCTTCGGACCAGGCTTCGGCCCCGGCTTCGTCGCCGAACGCTGTCCAGCGGCCTGAGTGCTGGGGGCTTGGCCGCCAGGAGCGGAGCCGCTGGAGGCCAGCGCGTTCGGAGTCTGACCAGCGGCGGGAGGATTGGTGGTGGCCAGTGCATCCGACGACTGCTTGGCCGGCTCCCCGTCCTCGTCGTCAGTCTCCGCCGAAGAGGTGCTTGCGTCGGAAGCCCGCCCCGCGTCCGCCGCGGGGTCGCGCCGCTCGTTCCGCGCTCGGTCGTCGATGCCAACGACCTCGACGTAACCGGCCGCGAGCCACCGGTCGATCTGCTCCTGGTTCTCGAACTCGAACTCCTGACCGTAACTGACCGAGAAGTTCGGACCGGCCATCGAGACCTTTGAGCGGAGCCGCATGCGTCAACCTTTCTCGACCGACTTGGCCGAAAGGCTCGTGCGCCCTGTCGAACGCACGAGCCGAGCTCAACCGCAAAACACTGTCGCCGATCCGCCCGATTACGGGTGGACCAGGTGCTTGATGGGATTGCCGCCAGCGTTGATGGCGCGGCCGTCGAGGCGCATGAAGCCGAAGAAGCCGATCTGCATGCGCTCCATGTACCGCTCGGTCAGGCGCACGAGGGTGACCTCTCGCACCTGCCGCACGATGTACTTCTGGAACGAGCCGTACACGACCGAGCGGTTGCCCGCGCCGATGTTGGCCATGTCCTGGTTGATGAAGTAGGGGTTGCCCAGGAGCGTGCCGGGAGGCCCGCCCTGCATGGACGCATCGGCGGACGGCTGCCAGATCGGCCGGCCGTCGGAATCCTTGAGCTTGCGCAGCGCGGCGAGAGTGGTGTCGTTGAACATCCACGCCGGCTGCTGACGCCGGTACGACTGGTCCACACTGTGCTGCAGGTCGACCAGTTCGTCGTAGGTGATCGCGCCGGCGGCGGCCGCGGTCCTGCCCAGCGTTGAAGCCGTCACGATGCCCTGGGGCTGGTTGGTGCCGGTGCCCGTGGTCAAGAAAGTGTTGATGATCCGACCGAGTCGTTCTGCGAGCAGGTCGGCAAGCAACTGCTCGATCGGGACGCCCGAGTCCTGCAACAGCGTGAGCGGCACAAGCACGGACTTCGACGAGAACAGGTACGCCTTGAGCGTCACGGCACCGAACGAGGTCGGGTCCTGGTTCGCCACCGCGGTGTTCTCGCCGATCAACTCGCCGGTGTTCGCGGTGTCGGTGACGGTCGGCCACGGCATGTCGTTGCCCGTGGTCGTGTTCAACTTCCGCGTCGGTGCGGCGATGACACCGCTGTAGTCCTTCATCGCACGCTCGAGCTCCGCAACGAAGCCTTGAGGAACGGTGAAGCCACCCGAGGCGCCAGTGAACGCCGACAGGTCGCGCTGCTCCTGCTCACCCAGATGAACACTGCGGCGCGCCATGATGCTCCGCTCGTCCGGCGTGAGGCGATCGAACCCGTGCCTGATCCAACTGCGGAACGCCTGTCGCTCCGCCTTGTCAGACTCGTCCTCGGCGGCATCCCCAGCCTCACGTCCAGCTGCACCCGGTTTGCGATCCTCTCGGGTGCGAGACTCGCCCGGGTCGTCGATGCCCTTGCGCGCGTCGACCTGCGTCTTGATCTTGCTGATGCGCTCACCCAGGTCCTTCGCGTTCTTCTGCGCCTCGGCGAGTGCCTTGGTCTCTTCGGGCGTGAAGTCGCGATTCTCGGCGGTAACCTTCGCCACGATCTCATCGCCAGAGTCGACCGCCTTCGAACGCTGGGACTCCAGCTCCCTGACGACCTTGTCGAGATCGACTTGGACCACACCGAGTCTGGACATGAGTACCTCCGCGTCCGTGACGGACGATTCTGCCTGCTGTCGCGCCCAGACTAGATGCGCAGCTTCTCCAGTTCCACCCGTGCGCGCAACGCCCGCTGGCTGCCGATCAACGCATCCCGTCGGGCCTTCGCCTCGGGGCTCATCGGCCCGACGGGAGCGGTGGTGATGCCGCGTTTGAACACCTCGGTGATCGACCTGGCGGCGATCGACGTCGACTCGTACGCGGGGAAAGTGACCGGACCGACGTCGACGGCGTCAACCGTCAAGAGGGTCCGCTCCCAGAGGTTGGTCGCAGGATCGCGCGCCCACTTGTCGGCGATCGTGTAGAACGAGAACGACTGGCCGCTCACGTCCCGACGGGCGATTGACGCCAAGATGTCCCGCGCGGCCTGAGTCTCGGGCAGATCGATCTCGACCCACAGGCCCTTGTCGTCTTCGCTGATCCGCAGCGTGTTCGCGCTCCTGCGTCCGATGATGCGCTCGGGGTTGTGGTCGATGAACGCCCTGACGTCGTCGCCGCGAGCCAGCGACGCCTTGAACGCGCCCGGCGCGATCTTCTCGCGGAACCCTCCGAGATCCAGGCTGAGTTCATTGAACTTGGCGGCATACCCGACGATCGTGCCTACGGAGCCACTTCCAGCCTTGGCCTCGCGGATCTCGATGCCCCTCGCGATGCGCTGCTCGAGGATTCTCTCAGCAACCGTTGCCATGTGCGCCTCCCAGCGGTGGTCCAGCCCGCGTCGCGCGAGACTAGACGGGCGGCGCGTCCGCGGCGACTCAGGTCTTCGCGTCGTTGGCGGGGTCCTGCACTGACGGGCTCGCCGGGTCTGCCGACGGGTTCGCCGGCGACTTTGCGCCAGCGGCGATCCTCGCGACCACGAGTTGATCTGCCTGCTGCGGCGTAGGCATGGGCTGCTGGTTCGCCGCCTGCGTGTACACCGTGCCGCGGCGGTCAGGGAGCGCAGGCAGGTTCTCCCGGGCCGCGACCTGGTCTGGGCTCATCGCGCCAACCCGCACCATCCGCTCGTACATCGCTCCGCGCGTCGCCGCGTCCATCTGCACAACGGCCTGCCGGACCGCCTCGATGTACAGGCCCGCGGCCCGCTCCTCCTCGGTGAGCAGCTTCCAGTTCAACTCCTCCTCGATCGCGACAAGCAACGGATCGAGGGTGTCACCGAGAAAGTCGAGCGACTGCTGCTCGATGTTGTTGTTGGTGGAGCGCGCGAGATGCCCGATCTTGTGCGGCGGCACCCGGAACATGCGCGCGATGTCCTCGACCCCGAACTGCCTCTGCTCGATGAACTGGGCGTCGACGAAGCTCATCGAGCCCTGGGACATCCACTCCATGCCCTCCTCGAGGATGACCACTTTGCCCGCGTTCTCCGCGCCGCCGTACGTCTCGGCGAAACTGGTCCTGAGCCTGGCGTGCGCTTGATCGCTCAGTTTGCCGGGGTGCTTCAGCACCCCGCTGGGCTTCATGCCGTTCTCCATGACCTTGGTGCCAGCCTCCTCGACCGATTCTGCGCTGCCAAGGGACCGACGCATGTGCCCGATGACGGAGAGGTCCTCGAAGCCATCGAAGGACAGACCAGGCACGTGGATGATGTTGCTGGGCAGAAGCGTCACGACGTCGCTCGATCGACGCACCTCGTAGACGAGCTGGCCGTTGGTCCGCGCCAGTCGCACCCTCTCGGTCTCGATTGGGATGATCTGCTGCACCACCCCGCGCGCGTTGCGCACGATCTCGGCGTGCCCACGCCCCCACAGGGCCCGATTGGCCACCAGCGACGACTTGAGCGTGTAGGGGCTGTTCTCGGGGTTGGGCCTGAGCGAGAGCAGGGCGGAGACCGGGTGATCACTCACGCGATCGCGGCCGCCCTCGCGCCTGCGATACACGTGGATTGGAATCCTCGCGATGGTGTCGGCGAGGATCCCGACGCACGCCCAAACCGCCCCGATCCGCATGGCACGCCGCGGAGTGACGTTCCGTCGCCCTGGTCCGCCGGCGTAGAGCTCGGCCAACTGGCTCATGTTGAGCGGCTTGGTGGGATCCTCGATGCTGCGCCGCTCGGTGCTGTTGTCGATGCCCGGGCCGGTGATGATCGTGCTCATGCGCCACCCTAGAGGGTTCGGAGGCCTCGTTCCTCATACACCGAGGTGGTCTCGGTGCGGAGCATCGATCGGCCGATGGCCATGACCAGGGCGACGATGCCGTCGATGCGTTCGCGGCTCTTCTCCTTGTCCGGCTTCATGTTGCCCGCCGGGTCGACGCGCACGACCACGTGCGACGCCATCCACCGCAGGACCGGGTGCGCGCCGTGCCGAATCTTGTGAGAGATCACCAGCCGCTCCAGTTCAGCCGAGGGGCTCGCCATCGAAAGAAAGCCCTGCCCGAACTCGACCATGGTGATCCCGTGATCGTCCTGCAGGTTCTGGACGATCGGAGCCGCCAGGTAACGGTCGTACGCGATCTCCTGCAGCTGTACCACTTTCGCGATCTCGACGATGTCGGCCTCCAGGCGGCGATAGTCGACTACGTTGCCGTCGGTCGCGCGCAGGTGCCCCTGCTTGATCCACTCGACGTACGGCACTCGGTCCTTCCGGCTGCGCCGCTCTGCCTGCTCGGATGGACACCAGAAGAACGGGACGACGTCGTAACCATCCTGCTCGCGCGGGAACACGAGCACAAGCGACGACAGGTCGGTGGTCTTCGAGAGGTCCAGCCCCGCCCAACACTTGCGGCCGGCGAACTGCTCGAGCGACAGCCGCGGGCCCGCGCACGCGTTCCAGTCCATGGAGTCGAGCCACTTCTTCTGAGACTGCGTCCAGCGATTCAGGAACAGACGCTTGAACGCGAGCTCGCGACCGGTGTTCTCCTTCGCCTTGCGGACCTCGCTCTCCCACGTCGCGCGTGAGATCGTGATGCCGTACATGGGGTTCGCTTTGGCGAACGTCTCCTCCGCGGTCCAGTCGTCGTCGTCGCCCGCCTCGAAGATCACGGGCAGGAACTCCGGATCCTCGACCACACCGTCTCTGACCTTGCACGCGTAGTCGTAGATCTCGGTGCAGATCGTGCTCGCGCCCTGGTCTTGGCCGGCGGTGGTGATGACGCACTCGAGCGGCTGGTCGCGGACGCTGCTCGCCGTGGTCAGCACGTCGTACAACTCGCGCGTCTTGAACTCGTGGATCTCGTCGATCACGACGCCGTGGACGTTCTTGCCGTGCGCCGTCGAGGGCTTGGATGAGATGACCTGCAGGCGGGACAGCGTGCTCGGAACGAAGATCGAGTCCTTGTACGGCTCGCACATCGAGTTGATGACCGGCGACCCCTCAGCCATGTTCTTGGCCTCGGCGAACACCTCGGCCGCCTGCTCCTTGGAGTTGGCGGCGCAGAAGACGCCGGCACCCAGCTCGCCGTCCGCAGTGGTGAGGTACAAGGCGATCGCCGCCGCGATGGTGCTCTTGCCGTTCTTCCTAGGGACGAACCAGAACGTGCGGCGGTACCGTCGAGTTCCGTCGGGCCTGCGCCATCCGAACAGCCGTCGCACGCGCTGGATCTGCCAGGGCGCGAGCGTCAGCGGCTGGTTCTGCCACTTCCCCTTGGACTGCCGGATGTACCGCGAGCAGAACGTGCAGAAGTGATCCGCCGCCGCGGCGTCGAACCAGTACCCCTGCTTGATCAACTTCCGGTCGAGCGCGAGCTCGACGCGCGAGCCCTCAAGCCCTGGATCCGTCGGCGCACGCGATGACGACGCCGACGCACGTGGCTTCTTCTTCGCAGTCGCGGGTTTGTGCGTCGATCGAGGACGCGGCACGGCTCACCCTACGAGCGGCGGCGTCTTCGCGCGTCCGCCGGCGCGGAAGAACTCACGAGCGTCCGCATCGACGGGAGACTGCGTCGAAGGCGCCGCGGCGATCGCCGCCGCCGGCGACGCCGGCTGCACCTGGAGACGCGCGCGAGCGGCGGCGCTGAGTCCGAACCGATCCTCGAGTTGAACCAGCATGCGCGCCACCTGCCTGATCTCCGCCGCCTGCGGGATCTCGGCGATGTAGCGCAGCCTGCCGCTGTCGTCCTTGACGTGGTACGTGCTGCCCATCGCGCCCTTTGACCAGATGAGTTCACGCAGCTCGAGGAACCGCGCGTAGAGATCGCAGTACCTGGCGAACGTCATCCGGTCGGCAGTGGTCAGCGTGCGCATCGCGACGCACACCGGCGCGATCTCGTTCCAGATCTGAAGCCCGAGCTTGGTCAGGGTGGGCGGCGGCTTGATCTCGCCGCTGGGCGGGATCGGCTCATTCTCGTTGAGGCGACGCTTGCCTGGATTACCGGCGGCGGCCTTCAACACGCTCGGCTTTGGCGGCGGTCCTCGCAGTCCCATCAGTCCCTCCTCACCCAGATGCCATCGCGCCAAACACGCAACCCTGCAGCCCTTTCACGAGCGACCATTCGATTGATGGGGAACGACAGCGCGATCCACAGTGCGATCACCGCCAACTGAATGCAACCGACAATCTGAAGCAACGTCAGCATGCGGCGAACCTAGGCGCGCCGTCGCGGGTACCCCCCCCACCCCCCAAAACCTGCGGCGGTAAAGAGCGTGGCCCCTGCGTCGGTCCCACGTGCGGTTCGGGAGGATTTACCCCCTATCCCCCCGCACCCCCTGCCCCCGGGGGTACACCACCCTACCAGCAGGGGTGGTCGCGTACTTGGGGGGTGTCGAATGCCGAACGGACCGATCGGGATGACGCCACCCCGAACGGCGACCCGCTCCGCCGCGTCGGCTAGGGTGGACCCAGCAGGCACGGAGGCACTCAGATGGCGACATACACACCCCAAGAGCCCACGATCGCAGGCGTGGCACCCGTAGCCAACGCCGCGAGCGCTGGCGGCGACTTGATCAACGACCCGTACGGGGACACCGTGCTTCGGATCATCAACGGCTCGGGCGCATCGATCAACGCCACGATCACGGCCGTCAAGACCTCGCGCCCTGGCGATGGGCAGTTCCCTCCCCAAGCCGTGCCCAACCAAGTGATCGCCGTCCCGGCGGGCGCGTCGAGGTACGTCGGGCCTGTGCCGGCGGCGTTCCGGGACAGCAACGGCAGGTTCGCGATCAGTTGGAGTGCGTCGGCGAGCGTGACGCTTGAAGCAGTCCGACTCCCTCGATGATCACGTGGCCCGTCGCTTTACGCCTCGGGCCGCTTTCCCCTTGCTCCCTTCGCTGGAGCTCTTCTGCCTGTGGCATGACCCGCAGAGGCCTTGGAGGTTGCACGGGTGGTCCGTGCCGCCTTCGGCCTTGGGCTTGACGTGGTCGACGCACGACGAGGCTTCGGTTCCACAGCGACGGCAGATGGGATCTCGGGCGAGGATCTGGGCGCGCAGCCTTCTCCACGCTGATCCGTAGCCGCGGCTTGAGGCTGACGTCGTGCTCGTGATCCAGGCCGGACGCTTGCGCTCTGACCCCGCGTGGACTTCGCAGTATCGGCCTGCGGTGAGTTTGGGGCATCCTGATCGGGCGCAGGGATGGAGTGGCTTGGTGGGCATGCGGGGGTTCTACGCCGCCGCTCCGCCGCGATCTCGTCCCAGGTCCTCCCGTCGCCGTCGAGTGTGGCGGCGCGTCCGGTCAACGCCTGCCAGCGACGAACAGCGACGTCAACGAACACCGGCTGGAGCTCCATCGCTCGCACGCGTCTCTTGAGTTGCTCGCCAGCGATGATCTGCGAGCCCGAACCGCTGAACGGTTCGAAGCACAGCGCGCCCTCCTTGGTGTGCTTGCGCATCGGCCTGGCGAACAACTCCAGCGGCTTCTGCGTCGGATGCTCGTTGTCGACTGGGCGTCCTTTACCTTCCCAGTCCTGAACCCATGTATCCGCGGCGTCGCTGGCGTGGATCTGGTTGCCGCCCAACGCCACAACCCACACGCTGCTCTGACCGTTGACGCCGTCGTGATGGGGCTTGCTGCCCTTGCGCCATCCGACCACACACGGCTCATGTTGGAAGTACCACAGGCATCTCCCGATCACGGGCGACGGCTTCACCCAGATGATCTGCTGGTGATCCAGGATGCCAAGCTCCGCCCAGATCCGCTGGATCATCCCGATGTGACGGTGCGCGTGCCAGCAGTAGATCGCGGCATGAGGAGCGAGCACCTCGAGCACGCGCGTGAAGAGCGACGTGTAGAACCCACTGACGTCCTTGATGTCGACCTCGCGATACAACGCCGACCAGTCCTTGCCGTTGTCGCCCATGCGCTCACCGGTGTAGTCGACGAGGTATGGCGGATCGGTCGCGACGAGTTCGGCCATCTCGCCTTGAAGGAGTTGGGCGACGTGCTCCTTGTTTGTTGAGTCACCACACATGATCCGATGATCACCGAGCGTCCACATCTCGCCCGCCGCGGTGATGGCTTCGGGCAGAGGCGCCGGCGCTTCATCCTCGACTATCGACGTGTCTCTCCCGGTGAGCTCCGCCAGGTCCTCCGCTGTGAACCCGGTCGATGCGAGTGCGTCCGGGTCCATCGTGTCGAGAGTTGCGGCCAGTGACTTGGTGTCCCATCGCGACAGCTCGCCCGTGCGGTTGTCTGCGATCGAGTAGGCGACACGTTCGGTGCCGACCAGGTGTGACGACACGGCGGCGATGTGAGTCCAACCCAGCCGCCGAGCCGCCTCGAGCGTGCCATTGCCGGCGATCACCACGCCGTTCGCGTCCACGACGATCGGCTTCTGCTGGCCGAACCTCCGGAGGCTTGCGGCCACGGCATCGAGAGACCTGTCGTTATGAACCCTCAGGTTCGCAGGGTCAACGGCGATCTCGTCCACTGGCACGAGCAGACGACGGAGTGGTTCGGGCACGATGCATGTCGGGTTCTTTGACACTGAGGTCCCTTTCGTGGACGATGACCAGGCCAAGCGCCCGCATCACACGAATCAACTGGGACACGCGGATCGTCCGACTGCCGGCAAACCACCGGCCCAAAACGGATCGATCGATCTGCGTCTTCCGCGCCAGCGCAACCGTCGTCATCTCGCGTCGCGCCAGCTCCCGGAACACCGTCGCTGCAATGGGGTCTGAGTCGTGCACGCCGTACTAGCGGCCGAAGGGGCATGCCACTTGACACGCTGCGCCACGGCGGCGCATATTCAGCCCGCATCGATCGCAACCCCGCGCCGAGTGGTACAAACGCAGGCGATCCATAGCCGTGCGGGGCGTGCGATGAGACTGGTCGGCTGTGATGGCGATGAATTCCAGATCGGACGCCAGGCGTCTGCCCAATGCCCCGCCATCGAGATCTTGGTCCGGGAACCACGATCTGGCGACGTCCTGTTCAGGTTGACGTTGTGTATATCCGACCCGCGTGGTCTACTGGACGTCATGCGCCCCGCCGTCACCACTCCCGGTGCGGGCACGGATGCTCCGCAAACGCTCTCCACGACCGTCGTTGGTTCGATCACCGCGCCGCAGAAGGATCTCGCACGCGACATCGAACGATGGCTCAAAGCACTCGGCACCCGAGGGTGCACTTCTCGCACCATCACGGACTATCGACGCAGCTTCGCTCGCGCGATCGAAGAAACGGGGTGGACGTCGGTCGACGATGTCACGTACATCGCGATCACCGACTGGATGGCTAGCTATCGGGCGACGGGAACATGGGCAGGCTCGACGTACAACCGTCAACTCTCGATGTTCCGCTCCTTCACCGACTGGGCGCATCGCGTGAAGTTGCTGGCCGACGATCCCCTCAAGGACGCCGAGCGTGCCCCGGACGACGGTGGACCAGGATCCCGGGCCGCGAGTACCCAGGAGGCGCGAGGTCTGATCTTGCACGCATGGGCACGCACGTTCGCCGATCGACGTGCCAAAGGCAATCGCGCGTTGTACTGGGCGTGCCTGTTCGGTGCCGCGTGCCGCTTGGAGGAGCCTGGCCGGTGGCAAAGGCGTCACCTGCTGCTCGATGAGCGGGTTCCCATGGTGCACTGGACGCCGGACATCAACAAGACCCATAGGGACCAGTACATCGTGCTCGCTCCGGAGCTGGTTCCACTCCTGCGACGGCATCTTGCCCTTGACGACGCACACCGGGTGGCCAACTCGATGAAGCCGGCGAGCCCGGATGATCTGGTGTTCTCCGTCGCACCAGGGAAGCACACGTTCCCGAAGGACGCGCACGCGGTGAACATCCCGCACGAGGACTACCGGGGCAGGATCTTCTCGCCGCACAGCGCGCGGAAGTGGTTCTCCACCGCACTCACCGCCGAGGGCGTTCCCGAGAAGATGGTCGACTACCTGATGAGGCACGCGGGCCGCGTCGAGCATCGGTACTACGACCCACCGCTGGATGAACAGGCCGCGGCGCTCGCGCGGCTGCCTCGACTGTGGCCGGAGCAGGCGGAGTGCTCAACAGATTGTGGGCAGGATGTGGATAAGTCCGGGGGGGAGCCCAAAGACTTGACTTCTGGACCCCAGTGCGCCGATGATGGTGCAGCCACTCTGGCGGAGCCCAACCGCACAAATCGGCTCGATTCCGCTGACCAGACCAGGCCCAACGCCGCCGGAGTGGTATTCGACAGCGCGCCCGGTCTGGTCAGCGATCTCGAGCGGCGGATGAAGCAGGCACAGGGGAAGGAACCCGATGCCCGCTCGTCTGATCCCGCTACGAGGCCTTCCGATCCCATAATGGGCAGACGGGGATTCGAACCCCGAACCCCTCGCGTGTAA